GTTAACGCAGTGTCATTTTCATTTCTCTGATTAAAGAGAGGTCTTACTCTATCAACGTAAATCACAGTGGATCCAATACCAACTGACTTGGTAATGTATGCGTATGGATTAATTTGTGGTTCATAAAGTTCTCTATCTTTAGAAACACGTTTTTCGTCAATAATCTTATCTTCAGTTTGTCTGCACCACTTAACTCTTCTTGTCAGAGTTTCATCCTCTGTGTTTCCTGGACCAAAGTATGCAAATGTCTGAACTTGGTCAGTAGAGTTTACATTGGTAACAGTTCTTGCTTCTTCTTGTAAAGTAGAACGTTGTCCAGAAGATCTATCATACCCAAGAGTTAAAGTATCACCTTTCTTGACAGTTTCGATGACTTCTCTAAAGATAACGTCAGTGTCATCACCAGTTCCCTTATAGAAAATAATCTTACAAGTATCACCAACCTTAGGTGGTTCTGTAAATTTGATTACACTACCACCTGGGAATTCATAACCTTTACCTGGTTCTTGGAGAATATCGTTGACAGTGACAATAAGAACTTTCTCAACATCAACTTTAGAACCTCTTGGTGCTCTAATAGAAATTTGTTCACCTGCGAGAGAAAGATTAAACGCTCTAGTTGCACCATCAAAGAGACCTTGTGGAGTATCAAGTGTTTGGAGAACACCAACACTCCATCCAGTAAATTCATCAGAGAATACCTTCTGAACTGTTACCTCAAAGTCTCTGAAATCGCTGGTTGCTCCAGTTGTAGGAATTCCAGTAAGCCCACCAGTTGGAATGGTAAGAATTTCACCTGGTTTATATCCAACACCTTTATTGTTGATGCTGAAGTCAATGATGCTAGAACCATTACCAACAACAACATCAATAGTTCCACTAAATCCAGAGTTTGCTGCACCAACATAATTAAGTGGAATGTTGGTGTAGGAAAGTGGATCATCAACGAACAGGGACAATGGTCTGCTAACCTTACCACATCTATTATAGAAGTGAGGACAGGTTGAGGTTCCAGTATTTACAACAAACTCGGTTGGAGAGAGAACTGCAATTACTGAAGATCCACCAGATGCAAAATCATTTCCGCTGGTAGATTTATTCTTCTTCCTTGGTGCATTGATAATTGCACCTTGGATTGTTCCACCACTCTTATAGAATGTTGGGACTGTAGATGGACCAGTGTTAACAACAAAATTAGTAGAATCAACAACCTCAAGAACTGGAACTCCACAATATGCGGGGTCAGTTGTTCTTGGATAATAATGCGGATTAATAGCGTCATATTCGCAGGTCATTCCAATACTGGTCAGGACAACACCCTTGCCAACTTGTAAAAGGTGTGGTGTTGCGGTAGTGATTGTTGTAATACCACTTACAGTGCTATATCCAACGTTAGATACATTAACAGGTGGCGCATAAGTGCAGGTGAATGCAATACCAGACAACTGAATAAACTCACCCTCAGTCAGTCCGTGAGCAGTGGATGTGGTAACAGTCGTTATACCTGTGATAGAACTGTATCCAACGTTACTAATTGACTTCGTAGGATAGAATCTTGCAGAAGAATTGTTTGTTACAGAGATAGCAGTAGAAACGTGTCCATTAACGATAGTTGCAAATCCGACGTGATAGACTGAAGTTTCGACACCAACGCTTGTAGAAGCAGCACTAACATTAACAAATCCAACTGTAGGATTAGAAACACTGATACGTGCTTTAGTTCCCGTGGGAATTCCTACAGACAGTGCATCAGTTGCAGCAACTCTTACAAATGTAGATGCAGAGGATACGATGGTTCCAGAAATATATGAATCACCAACTCTTCCGAATATAATTTCAGAATTAGAGCCACTATTGATGTGTGGGAGAATATCAAGAACCGCTTTAGTATTTGGAAGGAATATCTCAGTAGATCCAATTCCTACAAATTCATTTGTATCAACAAGGAATTCGTACTTTTCAGCAACTCTATATCCAGATCCAGTGTTACCGATTGCAACATCAGTAAGAACTCCTACATTAGTAACCTTAGCAGTTGCACCAGCAGAGACGAGTGGTTGATAACCAAATCCTTCTGTGGAACCCATAGAAAGGAGAGTACCGCCAATAGGCAATCCAGATGTGTTAGCATCAGTAGTCGTAGAAGATGCAGTTCCTGTAAATGCAATAGTAGTGATACCAGCATTTTCGCCAAGGGTAAAGTTATTTGTAAACCCAGGCCCTTGCAAGATATCATTGATTAGAATGATACCATTTCCTGTAGAAATTCCAGAAATATCAGACGATCCAGCAGAAGTCAGCGTATATACTGAGGTATTACCATCAAATTTATTTGAGAGACTATCAAAGAGATAGTTTGTATGATAAGTATCGGTCGTAGTATCTTCAATACCAGATCTCATAAACATTCTTCCTTGGAAAGAAGAACTTGCAGAGATACCTTCCCAATCCCTTTCATCGGGTGGATTTGTTGTGCTACCAATCGGAACTTGACCGTAAGGTGCTTCAGCAAAGTGAATGACACTATCAGTAATATTATAGTTTCCAACAACTTTAGTAATTGGTTCTCCAGTGTTTCCAGTTCCAATGAGTGTTCCTAATTGTCCTCTTCTGACACGGACAGCATTTGTGCTTCCGACACCAACGGACATAATCTTCATAATCTCATCACCCATCTTAATGAGATCCGATCCAAAGTATGATTGTATGCCACTTATCTTGATAATATTATCAACTGTGGTAACATTAGTAGAAAGTCCGGTTGTTTGCGAAGTAGAAACAATTGGAGATTGGATCAAGTTATCAAGTGCCACTAAACATCTTGAATTTTGATTAGTTGCACTAAATCTGTGCGAAGTTCCAATTCCAACACTAGTAATGTCGATAGGAATAGGAATCTTCTTCAGTGCATTTTCTGCAGAAGATGCAAGTTGAATCTTATCATCAGTGACTTTGATAGCAAAAATGTCTTGGTTAATTGGTAAGAATGTGGTATTACCAAGTCCAGCAAAGTTTGTTTCAGCAATACCAACAGAAGAAGTAATTCCTCCATTTCTGTCGTATCTAATTTTTTCTCCAGAAACAAAGAAGTGATTTGGAAGAGTGATTGTGTTAGCACTGATGCTAACAATATCAGAATCATCACCTAAGAAATATTTCTCAAAGATAGGTGCTGATCTATGCTCTAGAGTAAATGTCTTCTTAACAGCATTTTCTGTTCCTTCATACCTTGCATAATTTGTAACAAATAATCCATTACCAAAGTCTCTTTGATCTCTGCTGTCATCCTCAATTCTTAATGCTTGAGTAAAGACCTTCACATCAACAGCAATATTTGCCTCTGGAGTAAAGGTTAGAGAAACTCCACCACCAGAATTAAGTCTTCCACCGAAAGTTCCAAGTCCGCTTATATACGGCATTGGTGTGTCGGTTTCTACAATACCAAATTCTTGGATTTCTATCTCTCCTGTGCCGTTTTCATTACTATCAGTATCAATAGTAATAATTTCTCTCATTTCATAGGTATCATTTGTAGTATCTGTGATTGATACCATGAAATATGCAGAATCATACTGAGAAGTATATTCAGCAACAGTTGTAATACCTGGTGTTCCAGATGCAGAAATTGTTGTTGATTGTCCCTCCAGAATAGCATGCTTCATTTGCTCAGTACTGATTCCAGATATACCCTCAGTACCAAAACCAATCTGCATTGTGTTGCAGGTCATTGCAGCACTAACACTTGGTATGAAGTCAACCTTTAACAGACTACCATCAAGGTATGGATAGTATGTTCCAAATCCAGTACCACTAAATGAAGTGGTATTATCAGTGGTCATCAATCTACCAAATTCAGTAACACTAACTTCAGTATCATCATGAACAATATTCAGTTCATTATATTCGTGATCATTGGTTGCTGGATCTGAAACAAGAGACATCACCTTAAGTGATCTAGTTGTTGCAGCAGTTGATACAATTGTTCTTCTAACTCCACCACCTGAAGGAAGTTCGGTGCTGCTAGTACGAAGATCTACAGCTCCATTACCCAATACAATAGAAGTTCCGAGACCAACAACATTATCATCCAAATGATATGCCATGCTGACTAGTTGATAGTCATTAATTGCAAAGTTATTTGGGAAGAATTGTAGGGATCCTTGGGTTCCAGAAATCTTAAAGTCGAAACTTCCAAGTTCGCCCACACTGTACATTCTTCCATAATTATTGAAGTATGCAAATCTTCCATCCTGAATCATATTGACAATTTGGAATTGTCTTTCACTTTCAAACCTTTCATCTTTAAAGTAGATGAAATACTTCAGGAATCTGCTGTTGCTAACATTAAATTCATCAATCAGTTGGAATCTAGTTGCCCTTGGATTGCTATTGAACAAACTGCTAACATCATCAAAATCAACTGCTCTGTTTCCAAATGACTCGAAGAAGTCTGTTAGAATTCTGCTTGAGAAAATAATTTCATCAGAGAATACACTACCACTAGCGTTAAGTGAGTTCTCTAAAGCAAGATCAAAATCATGAGTACAATTGAGATCTCCAACACTATAAAGATCATTAATAACAGTGAAATATGAAAGTGCTGTAGATAATCCAACTTTCATTGAGTTGCTCTGAATTTCTTGGAATTCTGCAGGTGTTTCTAACTGATAGTCAGAGAATTTTTTAAATCCTGCTGTGTGGTTTGTTGTACTTACAACATCATTCCAAGTATCAAAGTCAATTCTTGACCGTAATGAATATGAGAAGTTTTGATAGTAGAAACTATCCTGAACTCTTTGCAGATTAGCATTAAGGAATCCAGAATCTGTGACAGACCCTCTGACAACTCTTGATGATGAATCTGTGTTAAGAACAGACTCATAGGTTGTTACACGATCTGCAACTCCTTGAGTGTACGAAGCAAGACCTTCGATTATTTCACCTGCTACAAAGTTTTTAGACGTGGAAACTCTTAAAGTTCCAGTCTTCCTATCCCAACTCTCAACAGTTCCTGAGGTTGTAGCAGACTTAACTTCTTCTCCATCAAGGAATTCATTATCTTTAAGTGTAATATCAAAGACAGGGAAATGTCTTTCAGAAATAACTCTTCCAGAAGAATTAAACTTATCAAACTCTCCAACAATTTCACCCTTATCCTTGTCAAACAATCCGTCAAGACTGTAACTAAAAGTAGCTCCAACTCCACCAAGGTTTTTATCTACGTAGATAACTGGGAACAACTTATATCCATAATCAGAAGAGTTAAATCCTTTTCCGGTAGATCCAATGCCAACGCTGATATTCTCAATCATCACCTTATCACCGACTTCGACTGGGAAGTCATCAGATGCACTAAATCCAACTGACAATTCAGCAGTGACTTGGTTTGTTATTGTATTAAATCCAATGGTGCTAATACCGCAACCGTTAGTATTGTAAATTGGTAGAATAGTAGGAATAGTATTACTCATTCCTTTAGTATTCTTCAATATCGTTACTCTATCATCACCAAGATCATAATCAAGGTCTACGTCGGCAAGACGTTGCATTGTCTTCCCGTCAAATGCTATCAATCTAGGTGCCGAAGAGTATCCTCTTCCACCAGAGGATATTCCGATAACATCAAATGATTTTAAAGATCTAATCTTAATCAGATTTGGTAGAGTAATTGATGGTCTCAGTGTCTTATCAGATGGGAAGTCAAATCCAATACTCTTAAGTGCAGTTTTGGTTATCTTGCCAATTTGATTACTTTCTGCTTCTAAAATTACACCTGTGCCTCTAGCAGTAGAGACTGTAGTGATACCGGGTAAAGATTGATATCCTTGTCCTCCGTTAACAACTTCAATCTTTGTGATTGAACCCTCAGTATGAGTACAATCTGTCTCATATGTTATTTCTGCAGAAGAAATTGATGAAATATATGAAGCCTTTTCAGGAACTGGACCTATGGTAAAACCAAACGAGTTTGGTTCAGTACGACTAACCTTATACTTACCGTTATAAGTGCTTCTTGTTATTGAAACGGTGTTATTTTCAATAACTTCATCATCGATATTAATTTCTGTTTTTGTTGCAGGAACTTCATCACTCTCATATGTTGGATCAAGTCTATAGTAAAGTGTATCTGGTGTGTCTTCATTAACTTTTAATGTGACCTTAGCAATTCCATCAACACCTACCGTACCGGACCTAAGAACATCATAATCCTTACCATTACTAATTTTTCCAAGATACTTGTTAGTGAAGTTTTTATCAGAGTATAGATTAAACTCAAACGAAGGATAATTTGTAGACTGAACTTCGTGTGAAAGAGTAGAACTGGTTAAATTAAATGTAACCGTAGAATCTCTGTATAATTTTAATGGAGGGTTAATTGGATTAATTGTTCCACCCCCACCAGTGCTTGCCATTCCAACTGTGGTTGGAATTTCCATAATGGCATTATTAAATGTATTAGAAAATCTAAAAGAGTTGCTATCAATTATGGAGAGATAATAAATTGAGTTGTCTGTAAGTCCCTCTGTAGGATTAGCACTGTTTTCAGTATAAACAATCTTTTGTCCATTAGTAAATCCATGATTCTCAATGGTGACTACTCCTGTAGAAGTATTAACCCCAGTAGAAGTGTAAGATTTTGGATTTACAATTAACTTTCTATTGTAGTCATTATAAGAAATATTAAACGCAGAAGTGATTCCTGGATTAACATCTAAAGTAATGTCATGTCCAATATGAATTCCATGAGATTCGCCTGTACTGACGGTAACTGTGTTTCTATTAACAGCTCCTGTTATAACACTATAATTGGTCTTAAGACTATGATAAACACCAGATCCAAGTCCAATGAATCCCAAAGTGGTAACAGTGTCAATACCAACCACTCCTTCAAATATTCCAGTGCTTCCAAGACCAACTCTAGCAGTCGCTAATCCAATTAAGTTATTAGCAACTTTTGCAACAAACAGGTTAGTTCCATCCGCAATAGTAGTTCCTATTCCAGCATTGACGTGGTTGTCACACATGGTGATTCCAATTCCGCCATTTGAGGAATATGTTACAATATCACCAGTCTCAAGTCCATGATCCTTGATGAATAGTGTTTTAGTTGGTATAACGATTGAGGTTGCCCCAGCTCCTGGATTATCAAAGAAGATCGTGGTTCCAATACCAACTCCTCCTGTACTACCCAGTCCAACAACCTCTACTGGGTTAAAGTACAGTTGTTTGTTTACCTTGTAGTCGATATCAGTTTTAAATCCGGCAACAATACTAAGTTTTCTTTGAGTTACAGTTGCTGCTGTTCCAACCGTATGTGCAACTCCAACAACACCGTTTACAGATCTAAGAACTCTAACTCTTGATAAACGATTATCTACATTCAGAACTTTTACTTGCTCTGTTCCAATTTCCAAGATATCATTTTCTCTAATGTCTGGGAAATTGAGGTTTCCAGTCAGATTAAAGTGTGTGACTAATCCCGTGAAGAAAACTGTACCAATTCCATTAGTCGAGATACCTGTGCCAGCAACCTTGTACACATTTGTACCAATTCCTGCATTGTAAAATCCTTCAAGATCTGATGCAGTTGTCGATAATCCAGCTATTGATATTAAATCTTGATTTGAGAGATTATGTGGATTATCAGCAAACAGTAAATATTTTCCTTTGCCGTTTGGATAGAATTCTACATTTTCTATAGAACTAGTGGCAACACTTACACTTTCAACTGGTTTGCCTAAGACGTGTGAGACCTTCGCAGAAACGCCTGCACCGCCTGTTTCGGCATCATTAAATACAACGGGGTCACCAACCTTGTAATTAATTCCACCAGTTACAATACCAATACTATCTACCGAACCTCTTGCTGCATTTGTAATCTCAACTTTCTGAGTTAAATCTGCTGGTAAAGCAAGATACTTATACTTAACGTCTCTACCATCAAAGTAATTAAATGGCGCGGTATTTTTTATGTACCCGGAAGTATTAATCAGGTAATCATCTTGGTTTGATACCTTTTGGAAGTTAAATTCATTTGGTTGTGCATGGAAGTTTTCACCAACCAAATATGGGAACTTAGGTCTTCTAAAATTAGTAAATGGAGATTGAGTATCTGCCTCATCACTTGCTATGGTAGCAAAGTATGCATAAGTTCCATTGGGATACTCTGGAGTGACACAATGTCTTCCATTGTTTTCGTCAAGGACAGTTTCGCTAGTTTTGTTCTCATAAACAAAGTCATTAACGAAGAAACCAGAAGGCCATGTTGTTAATGGCGGTCTCTGTGGTGCATCTGACTTTTCTGTATATCCAGTTTCCATGATGGTGACAGCACCACCAGATCTTGTCGAATATCCATATGGTCCGTAAATTGGATGTCCATCATATGCCCATCCAATGATTGGAGAGTGGTTGTCATTGACATTCTCTTGCTTTGTATTAACGTTTATCTGTAAGTCAGACTCTCCATACAATTGATTACCCTCTCCATCAACAGAATAGGTCAACTGCCTTAATTTTCTTGGAGCATATAAGTGACAATATTGCAGTCCAAAATCTTCATTGGTTCCAGTTTCAATAACTCCATCATCATCACTCAGTGAATTGATATATTTCTGGAATAAATTAACTCTCCATGTTTGTAGTTTTGCTTTTAATACTTCGCCATCTCCAGGATGAACTACATTAACAACTGTTGTATTCTGATCATATCCAGCACCAGGTTCTAAAACTTTAACTTCTGTAATAGTTCCATTACTTAACACTGGAACTATTACAGCACCAAGACCCTCTCCATCAATTACTAAATTTGGAGGAGAAACATACTGTCTTCCGGGATTTAATACAAGAACTTCTTCTATTCTTCCTTCATTGATAATTGGTTGACACTGGGCACTTTCTCCAGGAACTGCTATAATCGAAGGAGATCTATCCAAGTTCAGAACTTCGGATGCACCATATCCAACACCATTGTTGGACAAGTTGACGGATGTAATTTCACCTCTAAAAATTGGTTGCAATTCTGCTTCAAAAGTTTCTAATCCAACGGAAGATATACCGATCTGTCCAGTAAGTCTGACAGAAATATCTGGATAATTAAATGAATGTGTACCAGCACCTGTTGAAGTCAGACTGATAAATTGGTTGGTATTATAGAAATATCTTTTTGTTGATGTAGTAAGACCAACATTAGTTAATTTAAATTTATCATCATCTAACTTAGTTACATAATACTCACTTCCATCAGTTAAACCACCAATAGCAGAAGAACCAGCAGTATATTTGATTATTTCCCCAGACTTATAATCGTGGTTTTTAATATTAATGCAATTGAGAGAAGTACTTACACCAGTTACACCACAAGATCTCTTTTTATTTTCATATCCTTCACCACTACTAATAACTGAAATTGATTCAACGACTAATTTTTGACTTACTGACTGTAAATTATGAGGACCAAGACCGTGAGATGTCAATACTACAGTATTGATTCCTGAAATAACATCAGCAAGAGTATTGTGTAATGTTACTGTTACATTATTAGTGGTTCTTACAAAATACTTTGCATCGGTAGTCAAACCACCGACACCAGTCTGTCCATTAGTTCTGTAGATAACTTGCTCACCATTTCTCAGTTTATGGAATGTTGCAAAACCGATAGTAGAATCATCTGCACCCAATGTGACTTTATTTGATGCCGCTCCAGAGAAAAACTGAATTGAATAATCAATTGTCTTCATGTTTGCTTCAGCTGAAGCACCAGAACCGTTACCACCAGTAATACTAACTACAGGAGTTTCATCATAATCAAATCCAGGGTCTAAAACTCTAATAGATTCTAAAGAACCAGAAACTGCAATATTTCCAGTAGCACCAGTTCCAACACTGTCACTGATCAGCAATTGTGGAGGATCAATAATATCAAAATCTTCTCCAGGAGCAAGAACTTCAACTTCATCAATTTGACCATAATAAACAACGTCTGGTGCTTTATAATTTAAGATTTCAACACCATTAATCAAAATTCCATTAAATCCTGGCTCAGTCATGGTTAACTTACCAGTATGCTGAGCAGTTTTTGGAATTTCTCTTATAAGTTTTTGTGAATTTAATTCTTTACCCTGGAATTGATATGGTTTTAATGTATTACCATCTACTGTAACTTGACTTTCTACAGATACAAATTTTTCATTATAAACATCATTTCTACTCTTTGCTAGTTTAATACTTGTATCAGATAATCTCTTGACATAGTATAATCCATCTGGGAAATTAGAACCTAAGGATTGTTTTCTAATTTCTCTTACAGCAGGTCGTCCACGATAGTCAACATATTTTTCTGTAGTAATTCCTGCAGAGTAATAAACGGGATCTCCAGAATAAAAGTTGTGTTTTGCTCCAGGAGTAATCGCTAACTCTTCTCCTAAGAATGTTCCAGAGAAAGTTACAGATCTGTCACTAGCATTAAGTCTTGCTCCACCATATGAGGGTATGGATGAAGATGCTACAAGGAAATTATCCTCATTATCATAAACACCTTGTACGTTTGCTTGGTATAATTGAGCCGAACCAAAGTTAGTAGCATCTCCCTTTAATATTTGTCTTGTCAGAGAGTATGTTGTTTCAAGATTTAAAGGACCGGAACCTTTTATCGAAATCGATGTGTCAGAATTAACTCTATATACCACACCACCAATCATGGTGATTCCTTTTAGTGCAGTTACACTAATTTTATCGCCATCTTTAAAGAAATGTTTTTGATTTAATTCTAATTTGTAACTGTTATCAGAAGAGTCTATCAGTTCAATAGAATTGACTAAATGATCTGATGAGTAATTGTAGAACCAATTATTATAAGTGAAAGAATCCTTGTCGTTACCAAGGGTTTTAATTCTTGCAATATCACCATCTCTGAAATTCTTAGTATCTTCTGGATATACAAAATCACTCAGAACTGCATTAATTCTAACTCTAATGGTTTCATTCTGATTAACAAAAGATCTTCCATATGCAAAAGTATTAATACCAACAGGTTCTCCATCAGTGATTGTTCCAGTTACATTAGAACAACCAAAGAATTGAGTAAGGTTCTTTGAGGTATAAGATACAACTCCAGTAGTTGTATCACTATAAGTTACAGATAATTCACCAGTTGTTCCAAAACCAACTGTAGAATCAACGTATAGAATACTTGCACCCGATCCTACTTGTCCAATTACTCTAGTTTTAGGGTGAATACCAAATGCTCCACGGATCGCACCCTGAACTTCAACGTCTCTATCATATCCACCGTCAAGACTTAACTTATAAAAACTTTTTGCCGCTCCTACCTGAAATACCTGAAGTTTTTCTACTGAAGTGATAGGTGCATATGCTTTAACTAGACCAGCATCAGGATAATCTTCTTGGAAAAGAGTTGCCTGATCCAAATCAAGAGGATCTCCTTCTACAGCTTCTACAACCAAATCATTTGTAACTCTAAAATCAGAGTTTGATGGTGTAAAAAGAAAATCTCTTGGTTTTACTACAGTTACGTCTGTATTATATAATGCTCTAAACAAAATCTCAAAAGATCTATCTGTTCCTCTGCTCAGATAAAAATCTTTAGATTGTTTAATGAATAAGTTTTGATTTAAATCCTCAGAAAGAGGTCTTTCATCTAGAAGTGGTAAAAACTGACGTTTTGTCTTTGCTAAAAATTCTTTTAAAAACAGATTGCTTAAATTCTCAATTTCAACACCTGCTTTATGAGTTTGTCTAGTAGATGTCTCAAATACTAAATTTTCTGGATTTGCCTCTTGTTTATATGAAGTAATTCCAGAAAATCCTCTAACACATCCAGTAAAAGTGTTGCCAGTTTTTCCAGTGTAAGTTATGATTTCACTGCCAATTCTAAGCAGTCCATAAGAATCGGGAAATCCATCAGTTCCTGTTGGAGACTTTCTAAAGTCAACAGTTATTGTTGTATCAAAAGAAGTTATCTCATCTAATAAGATAACAGAATCAGCCAGTCCAGTTGTTTCATCAATTTTAATATATCGATCAATATTCTGAATTAAATCAATAGGAGCACCTTGAAATTCAAGTCCCTGATAATATGACTTTAAGAAATCAGAAATAAGTGGAAACTCATCCCTAACATAATTAGGAAGTTGGTTCTGAACGATGTTATTAAACTGAACTCTTTTTTCTGACATTATTCGATGATACTATTAGTAACTGTAACCGCCGCCACCGCCACCAGAAGGGGTTGGGGTGGAACCTCCACCACCGCCAGATGGTGTAGATGTAGTTGTAGATGTAGTTGGTGATGCTGCTGTTTGTGGAGTACCCCTTACTGTCGAAAGGGTTGTATTTCCAGTTGCTGTGGTGGTAGTAGTTGTTGTAGAGACTGGAACGCTACCTCTACCACCAGGACGTACTAGAACACCATTTGCATAACTCGAAGATACAATGTAGTTAGACGCCGAAGGATCAACGCCAGAAGCAATTTCATCTGTCACTGTCTCAAAATTACTATTTGCAATATCCAGTTGTAAATAGAGATCTTGTAATCCAACCACGTCATTAGAAACTGGAGAACCAGAGATTTCGATAATTGTTTGACCAGTTTTTGTTTTTCCTGATAAAACGTTTATCGGGTTCAGTGTTAATACACCTCTCTTGTAATTAATTGTTCCGACGTTTCTTTTAACGATAGTAGGACTTGTGGAATTTATAGATGGTACAGAGAATAGGAATAATTCACCCGTTTCTCTATCTGAGTTCGGTATATCTGAAATATAAACATCGGTTCCAATACCATCAACTCTGAATGCAGAAGTTTTAATATTGTATCCACTCATTCTCTTAATATAGAAAGAATTTCCAAAACCAATTTGATATTCAACCAAAGCGTTTAATGTTACTCTCAAATCACGTCTCATCTGAATAGTTGTAATATTCGATGTTACAGATTCATGACTATCATCAATCACCTTTAAGAATTTACTATACTTAAACCTCGCTCCATACTTATTTAACTCAGTTGATTCAGCGTACTTTGTGACATTATTCTGAACCAATGTTGAGACCAATTCAGAGGTATTTGCAAGATTTGTGTTATAATATATCTTACTATCACTCTCAAGATACAAATATTTCAGATCAAGTATTTCTGGGACAATTCCTGCCACAGAATACTTCTTTAATCGCATTTTTATATTTTCTTTAATCAAGTTTGGCAGGTAATCACCAAATGTTGGTTTAATACTAATAAAAACCTTGCCATATTGGGGTGGAACTAACTCTTCCCCACCAAAAACAGAAATGGATTCAGTTTCTGGGTAGATTTTTGATGGAATTATCGTTTCATAGTCATTAGAGGTCAGTGCTCTATTTTGTGTTGCGTATATTCTTGGAGCAAACTTCTTAATTGACTCTACAGTCTCAATATTTGATCCACCAGAGGCAATAAGACCTGGAGTTAACAATGATACTCCAGAAGTTACATTATACTCAACACCATTTCTTGTATATGTTAATCTTCCTGCAAAATTAAACGATGCAATGCCATTTGCTGCATCACCATTGGTTACGATGTAGTTTGCAGTAACATAAGCACCTTCTTCGAGTGCTTGACCAAAAACACCGTCTCCAAAAATCAACTCATATCTCTCATCTGATATTTCTTGCAAATAATAGACTTTTGATTCTGGATTAATCTCAAAAAGACTATCTTGAAGACTATATTTTGTAGCTGCTGTTGCAAATTCGCTATTTTTGACCGTAACACGAATTAAGTCAGTGTCAATACCTGCATTTGGTAAAATATACTTCTGATTTAGATTACTAGAGGATTTTGTGAAGTTAGATTCTAAAAGAACACCCTCATGAATTGATAATTCGTTAAAAGATGCAACTCCATTGTAAACAGGAACTGTAACGTCCTCTAAAATCGAAAATACAAAGGATTGATTTCCAAATGATCCTGCACTTGATGCAACAACACCTTTTTTAAGTGTAATCGTTGATGGAGTTGGACTTATCTCTGAAGTATCAACCTCAAACGTAATTGTTGCAAGTGCTGCCTTTCTTGACTTAGGAACATACCCAATATTTCTTGCAAGAGCAACAACATTCTCTCTTAATGTCGAACTATCAATGAAAACCTCATTTGCAACCATGTTTGCATTGTATGAGGTAATATACGT